CCCATCTTTAGCTTCCCATTGTTTAGAATTAACAAGAGAATAAGCTGAAGTAGAACTAGCTGGCCACTGAGGATTAACCAAAGTAGAACAATTGGTAAAATGAGTGAAAGTATTTTCAGTAAGATTGAAAGACTGAGCTGTTTCGTAAGAATCCAAAGGAGTTTCAAATACGGTAACAGTACCACTCTTATAAAGCTCTGAAGTAACATTATAAACTTCAAAACCTTTAGCGATTATACGAAAATCACCACTTGTTAAAGAGGGATCAACAGTCAAAGGAAAAGTTGCATAAGTACCCGCAGCTAAACCAGTAAAAACAGAATAAAAGTCAAATAATGAACCAGCAGGAGCTGTAATACACCACAAACCACCAAAGTTATTTGGTGCTGAATTAGTATTATAAATCACATTAAGAGGCTGACCAGTTGAAGTTCCACCAATTGCTGAAGAATAGAGCTTTAACAATTGGGGATGAGGAGTATCTAAGATCATACAATCCCAGCTCGAACTTGTAGAAAGACCTGGGGGAGAAGTCAAAGTCTGAGTATACTTTTGAACACGAGTAACACAAGGAGAAGTGCTACCATCGGGATAACCAATACAATCCAAAGGATTGTCATGAAAAGGATCTAATGCAGAAATAAGCCATTGCTTTCCAGCATCAGAAATACCTAGACGATTACTAAGACGATCTAAGATCTTCTCACTACGAGTTGCTTTAGCAGACATAATTTGATAATTAAAATCGAAGAAAAACGTAAAATTAAGCGTATTACCGCTTATTTTGGGAATTAGGTTTACGAGCTCAACCCCAAACAGCATCAATTCCAAAGGAACGAGCACAATTTCACAAAAGAAAATGAATGAGTCAGACCCTATAAATAGGGACCATAGATCAACATCTCATTTTCATGATTCGACATAAGATTCGCTATAACTGAGTCATACGACAACAGATCATCTATACGATCTTCTCGAATCATATCTTCATTATGCCTACTTAAGCAATATTGAATTAAATAATCAACCTCCTGTCTCCACTCGGAAAAGGCATACACCAATTTCCGAACAGAACAAAGCTTCACAAAGCAAAGCCTCCAAGAGGATTTCTTAAACCAAAATAAAATGCCAGACATTAGTTTGTCAAAATTTGGTTTGAATATGTAGCAACCCTTGGTCTCATCAAAGACAAAACCATTGCTAAGAAATGTACAATCTTCTATGGGACCCGACGCC